ACCTGTCAGGACATCCAAGACCATAAGAATTATGCCTACAGGCTTAGACTCGCAGACGGCAGCCATCTGCTCCTGGGGACGGAAAGACGGCCTTTTCCGGTGATGAACGTACAAGACAGTCTGCCAGAAAAGCCATCGGATAATTCATGGACGGAAATAACTATAACCTGGTCATCGCTGTGTCCGCCAGCTCAGATCGTGGGTTAGCGAGTGTTTTTGCCTGCACATTATATATATTATCTTTGCGATGAAATAAACTGAGGAATATGAACTACGACATAATCATAACCGGGACAATCGGTGGATGGGATTGCCTGTCTACCGGTTACGTGCGTTATCTTCTCGACCAGAAGAAAAACAAGGATGTGCATGTCGCCTTCTGCTCTCTCGGTGGCTATGTCATGGACGGTCTGATCATGAACCAGCTCTTCAAGGACCATGGCAAGGTGCATGCGCATGCCTTCGGCATGAACGCATCCATATCAACGATTGCCATGCTTGGCTGTGCTACCATCGACATTGTCAAGGACAGCTTCTTCCTTATCCACAATACATCGACGGTCATCATGAAATACAGCCAGGCCAACAAAGAGCAGCTGGACGAATACATCAAGGATCTTACGCAGCAGCGCAATGACCTGAACACCTTCGATGATGTGCTGGCGCAGATGTATGCGGATAAGTCGCACAAGACGAAAGAGGAATGCTCGAGGCAGATGAAGAAAGGCAACTGGCTGACAGCACAGGAAGCGTTTGACTTCGGGCTCGTCGATTCCATCAGAGAGGACAAGGAGGATGAGATGAAGGCTCAGGCCTTCACGGCAAACTTCAAAAACGCATTCGAGAACAACAACAATATGTACCAGGAGGCAGGTATACCGCCATTGCCACAGCCTAAACAAACGATGGGAGCCGTGGCTGATGATGATGGCAATCCAACTCCGACTCCGACTTTCCTGCAGAAGACGTTGCAGGGGATCAAGAACCTGCTCCACAAATCTAACGTCGAGGAAACCAATATAGAAATGAGTAAACCAACATTAGCACTTGCGGCTATCACCGCCGCGCTTGCCGTTGACTCTCTGCCTACCGATGATAAGGGGCAGGTTGTCCTGACAGCAGAACAGGCTAAGAAGCTCAATGAGCTTATTACCAAACCTGCCGAGGATAATAAGGAAGAGAAAACGACAACGAAGGACGAAGGAGCTGTCAAGACGGAGCCGGTTGACGAAGTGGCTCAGCTGCGCGCCGAGCTCGAAAAAGTTAAAGACGATCTCGCCACAAAGGATGAGCAGATTAAGAACCTCCAGAAGAATCCAGCGCCGGAGGACAAAACTAATGATAATCCAACCGATGAGCATCCGCAGGTAACTGCCTTTGACATCGCAGAATCCATTAAAGACATTTAATTATGGGAGCAGAGACAAATACTGTACAGGTAGGCAACTATAAGTTCACGCCGGAACTGCTTACCAAGACCTATCAGACATACCGTAAGGAACTCATTGTACAGCCGATGCTGGCAATGGATGCCTTGCTGAAGCATTGTTCCGTTCGAACCGGCATACGCTACCGTGAGACCGTGACGGAGATGAGCGGTAAGTTTGAAATCGGCAACTATAAGAAAGACAAGCATCATGACGCTGATGTGAAGTTCGCTGGGCGCGTGCTCGAGACCTTCTTCGGCAACTGCATCGAAGGCATCGATCCAAATGCAATCTACCAGACTATCTTGGGCAGCGATATCACCAAAGGCGAAGGCCTGAAAAACGTGCCTATCGTAGTACAGGTCTGTGCCTACATATTGAAGAAGCTCGGCGAACGTCTGTATATGAATGCCTTCACTGCTAAGCATGACGGCACGAATTTCGATGAGACCGCTGCCTTCTTCAATGGCTTCAAGACCATCATCGACAATGATATCGCCGGTACCAACGAGAACAAGGAGGTGTACATTGCCGAGGCACTTGGAAACCTCTTCTATCTCACAGAGTCCATCACCAAGGATAATGCTGAGGATGCGCTGAAGGACTTCTACTGGGGTCCTAAGATCAGCCCGAAGCTTCGCAGCCAGCCCAACCTCAAGATGTTCATCAGTGATATGACCTATCACTATTACACTGAGGCTTATCAGACACGTCACGGAGCGCTGCCATACAATCAGAGCTACGATAAGCGCACGCTGGAAGGCGCTTCTAACGTGGAGCTTGTCCCGCTGTCGTGTGTCCCGGCTGACTTTATGGTGGTAACGCCGAAGACAAACATCCTGCTTCTCTATAACCAGAAGACTGCAGACGAGAACTACATCGTGGAGAAGTCGCTGTCGAACCACTACGACATGGACTTCATCGCCAACATGTTCTTCGGC